GCACTCAACGTGCCTGGAGAGTACAAAAGTAATATATTTACATCTACCCTCTTGTATAGTTAGAGATTAATCATCTTCTGTTTCATCTTTATCAACTTCAGTATCATTTATTTCTTGTTCGTTAGCAAAAGCAACGTAAAAAGGATTAAAACCTGTTTTTTCATCAGTAACTAAATTTTCAGAATGCTCTGGCTTCAATGCAAGTGATTCGAAATCTTCATCATCAAACATAAACATTTGCAATTTATTCTTACCAATACTTTTATATGCTGCTTCAATCACTGCTCCTATAGCCTTGCTATTACTTTCATCAAAAGGTTTTGAAATATGATCTATTACTAAAATTGGAATTAACGGATATTTGTTTTCCTTTAATAGCAAATTAAGAAAACCAAAATAACCACACAATTGTATTAATGTATGTCTAGCCATACTACCAATATAGTAATTTGCATCTTGTTTCTTTTCTAATTCATTTTCATCTAGTACTATTTCAGAAACCATTGGCTGTAATATATTACCTTTTTTTATGTATTTTATTTTAAAGCCATCTTGACAAATATCATCGTCTACTACGGATGATATTCCCTGCGCTGATTGATAAAGGTCAGTAATAAATTGAGACAGTTCATTTATCTTTGTCAAATCATCGGAATTTTGTAACACCCTCAACTCTTCTCGTATTTCTCGTATTCTTTTCCTTTTTTCTTTGAGTTCATCCTCACTGAAATTAATATCTGCTGATAAATAATCTTCAATTAACGCTATTGCCCTTGCCTTTTCTTCCAGAGAGTAACATTTGAATCTAGCATCATTTCTTCTTATCTCAATTTTCAATTCTTCTCGTTGTTTCTTAAGTTCATTTATAGTATTGTCACTTATCATATACTTACTAAATGAAATTGTACTCTCCAACTCAGAAATCAATTTCTTAAGTGGTTTAATTAAATATCCAAACACTTCATTTTCTTCAAGTAATGCATTCAGTTTTTCTAGCAACATCTTTCTATTCGCATTATCTTTTTCGAACTGTTTTGTATCTGAAATCCTATTCTCATATACTTTTATTTGCTCACAAATATTATTATACATAACTGCCAAATCAGATATATTTTTATCGGTTGCCTTCTTAACAAGACCTTGCATATTTTTAATCTCATTAAGTTGTTTTCTAACATCTGAAGCATTTTTACCTGTATACCAAGTATTAGAACCTAATTTCTGAAGATTATTATTGACTTGTCTGCAAATAAAATCATACCTATTTGAGGAGGCTTCTAATTCTTTTATCTCTTCCAACAACAACTCCAATTCTTGTTGTAATTCATATATCTTTTCTAAATTCTTATTAAAAATAAAATTTAATATTGGAGCAAGCTTAATAGAGTATTTTATGTCACTGCATTTATCCAAAAAGTCATGTATAACGCCTTGTCTCTTTTCTCCAAGGAAATTAAACATTGTAAATGATCTATAGGTCAGTTCTTCGTCTGTAAAGTTTCTTATGTCCTTTAATAACCTTTCATCCTTAGTAAAAATTGAATTAAGTTTTTCCTTGTATTCTCGTAAATCAATACTCTCGCCCTCTTCCTCATCTGTGTAATGTAAATAATTCTGTCCTATACTTCTCGTTCTTGATATAGCATATTCAATACCATCTACCTCGAATATCATTGTTGCCTTTTCCAAAGTATCACTGTACCATGGTTTTTTACTAATATCTTCTGAAGACCCAAACATAAAGTCAATAAAACTATAAAACTCTGTTTTACCGGAACTATTTTTCCCTTTGAAATAGTTAACTCCAGATGTAAACTCATATGTAAATATGCCACCATCTACTCCATACATAATTAATTTATTTATTTTAAACATTGTATGTTACCTCTTTCAGAAATTGTCTATCTGTCATCTTTTTACTTGCTTCAATAGCCTTTTCCATGAACATATTTTCTTCATATATCGTTTTATTTATTTTAAAATCTGGTTGGCAGCGTAAAAGACTATTCTCCAACTGTATTTTTTCATCCGTTATCAACAGATGAATTGCTTTAATAATATACTGTATGCTATTGCAGAATTCACTATAATCTCCTGCAAGTAAAGAAATAGATTTGCACACTATATCCTGCGAATTATTTCCCTTGTATATTCTATATGGTATTAAGCGTTCCTTTTTAATCAAATATGCAAATACCAATAACTTGTTTAAACTTAACTCTATGTGCCTTTTTAAAATCTGAACAATAATATCACAATAAATACTAATCTGAATTGTTTCTGTTTCAAGTTCGATATTTCGCATTATCTTCATCCTCCCAAGAAATTTGAATATCTTCCATTCCATCCTTAGTCAAATATATACCAGACCCAAACTTAAGCTGTTCATTATCTGCATATGAATTACTTTGCTTTTTAGTTTCTTCTAAACGATTATAAGGTTCATCTTGTCCATTTCGTTGCAATCTGAATTTAACATTATGAAAGTTTTCATAGGTTGTCTGTTCAATATCTTTAATTCTGGAAATCTTATTTGCTTCCATATATGAAAATCTAAGGCTCTCATAATATCCGCAGAACCCCAAATGTTGCTCTATTAGCATTTGTGGCAATTCACAAGCAACTAATTGCTTATATTCTCTTGAATTTGCTACTTTTAAATCATTAAAATTAACTGAATGCATCTTTTTAAAGTCAGAGTAAAGTGGTCTCATTACTTCTTCCGTAATTCTTGAACATATATCCTCGACCAAGGCCATAAATTCATCGAAGCAAATTATATATGGGGTTTTATTATTAACAGCTTCCATTACTTGTACTGTAATATGTTGAAGTAATTCCTTTATTCTCCGATAATAAACTACTTTATTTACACCCGCTTTTCTGAATAAAATAGCGCTAGCATCGTCTATCTTCTTATCGATATTTTCTAGTGATATAAATTCATACTTTTCACTGATAGAAGTATACTTTTTTTCAAAGTTTTCAAAATCCTTTTTAAATTTCTTTTTAACTTTTGTAATGATTGCCTTAGCAGTTTTATTAGATTTCTCAACACATTTGAATAATTCCTCTGCTGATATATCAAAAAGTATGTCTTTATTATTATATTGCTGGTCAGTGAACAGTACATATTTGCTGACTTCGTTCTCGGATGCTTCGAGTAATATCCAATTTAAAATCACTTTTTTCGCAATACTATCTGTAATATTTGTCCTTTTTACTTGCACAGCCATATTACAATCTATTCCACTTACTTTACTCATGAAGTTTTCGTCATAATCATCTATTTCATTTGGCTTAATTTTTTTGAGATTAACATCATCTATTGTTTCAAATTCTATTTGCATATTATTCTTAAGCGAAAGTAAATAATATACAAAGACTCTGATTTGATAAGAGAAGCCACTCAAACTGTTTATTCCACTACTATCTGCTGAATATGTATTCATGGTTACACCCCCAATCGTGCAATGTATACTAAATCTATCTTCTACATTATACCATTTAAAACTTGTTTTTTCTACAAATTGGAGGGACGCCATTACACTTGTCTATTAAAACAGAAAATGTAGCTATTTTTTATAATAATATAAAGAAACCTTTATCAATGGATATATCATTGTAAAGGTTCCCCATATGTACTATCCTGCCATCCAGTCCTGGGTTACGCTCACTTTAAAATTCCACCCTTGCCCAAATACTTTTTTGTATTCTCCTCCACTCTCGCCCCACTCTTCAATTCAAAAACAAAATGCGTTGGCGAGATAACTTCTATATTCTCAACCAACGCATTGAATATTCCTTCATCAAACTCTTCCAGGACTTCCCGCCTTCCTTTTATCACTTCAATAATCTCATTCACCCTTCCCTTAAAACTTTCCTTCAAAATACTGTCCTTATCAATATCTGCTCTTTTTTCCCTCAATTTCTCCAGTTCATCGGATACCCTCTTATATTCTTCTCTGTAAACCTCATCATCCATTCCGTTATTGGCCTGGAATCGTATGAGCCTTTTGAGCTCTGTTTTCATTTCCTCAATCTTGTTTTCCAGCGCCTCAATCTCCATATTACTCGGTTTATGTAAAAGCACCTTTTCTATATTTTCCGTTAAAGTCTTAATAAAGCCATCCCGACTTTCATATAGTTGATTGAACACCCTGATAAACGCATCTTTCAGAACATCTTCGGCAACTGCCTTGGCGGCACATGCTTTTTTCCCTCTCTGAATATAAGTTTTACATTGCCATACAAATTTCATGGAGGGATTATTGCTGTTCCACTGCCTTCTTCTGTATACGTTGCCACAATCACCGCAGAAAACCTTACCACTGAAAGGATATTTGTTGCTGTATTTCTGCCTATCTCCTTCAATATTATTGAATTTTGCAGCTCTTCTTGCCTTTTCAGCTTGCACCCTGTCAAACAAATCTTTTGATATAATCGGAGGATGATTCCCTTCGACCAATATCTTTTGTGCCTGCCCTTTATTATCCACTCTTTTGTGTTTTAGAAAATCTACAGTAATGGTTTTCTGCAAAATAGCATCCCCATAATATTTTTCATTTTCCAGAATGCCGTTAATGGTAGAATCCCACCATTTTGAGTTATTTGTGACGGTTTTGATACCATCCTTCATCAATCCCTTGGCGATGGCGTTATAACTTTTACCCTCGAGGTATTCATTAAATATTCTGCGGACAATTTCGGCTTCCTTTTCGTTTATGACAAGCTCACCCTCCTCATTTTTATCATATCCAAGGAATCTTGTAGTGTTTACAAGAACTCTGCCGTTTTCAAACTGTCTTTGGATACCCCACCTTGTCACATCCGATTGGTTTCTGCTGCTGTCCTGTGCCAATCCGCTAAGTATCGTTAGCAAAAGCTCCCCTGTAGAGCCAAGAGTATCAATGTTTTCTGTTTCAAAATAAACAGCAATTCCTTTTTCCTTAAGCTTCCTTACATAATGCAAGCAGTCCACCGTATTTCTTGCAAATCTTGATATCGACTTGGTGATGATCATGTCAATCTTTCCAGCCATACAATCGTCTATCATTCTTAAAAAGTCTTTTCTCTTAACTGTGTTTGTGCCGGATATGCCTTCATCTGCATATATGTCAACCAACGTCCAATCCGCTCTGTTATTTATATATTGGGTATAATAGTTAACCTGTGATTCAAAGCTTGATTCCTGCTCTTCCTGTGCCGTACTCACCCTGCAGTAGGCACATACCCTTTTTTTTGCACCTTCTGGCATTCCATTTGCCACCTGTATAGGTTTTGCTTCAATTTTCTTTATTTTTTTCGCTGTATTTGCTGCCATAAAATCCTTCCTTCCGAATATATTCTTTTTGTGGTCACATGATATAATTGTACGGGCTACTAATCAAGTCAAAGCTTGATATTCTAAGGCTTTGAAGGACTTTTTATTTTCATTGTCTATGGCAGCAAATTCATCTTCAGTAATCAGATTTTTACTTCTCAACATCTTTAGCATATGTAAACTCATCTGGTAATGTATCCTGTTTTCGTTTATCATTAAATTCCTCCTCACAAAAATTAAGACCCGCTTGATTGAAGCGAGCCTTTTACCACAGACCTCTTAATTGAATGCTTTGTGTAACTGCCTGACCGCTCTGATTGCTGGTGGCAGTCAGTATCAGATTTGGGGTACTCATTGTCTTGTTCTGAATCTTGACCGAATAATCATTTAAAACGGTATAGACATAATTTAAAGATGGCACTCCATTGGGATTGAGGGTAAATGTATAAGTATCATTCGTTTCAATGACACCGTTTACATATCTCTCCATCCCAAACAGCATGGTATCTCCTTCAATTATTGAAAAATCGGTATAATCTTTTCCTGAACCGTCAAGGTAAGACTTATACATTTTATAGGTAATAATATCAGGTACTTTCTCTTCTATCTCAATATCTAAATCCAGACGGACGCTGGGATTTACCTCCATGTATACGGATATGATAACATTTCCAACAGACAGCCCATGTACCAGGCCATTAGAGACAGTTGCAATATTTGAATCAGAACTTACCCATACTAAGCTTACTCCTGTATACTCAGAACCGTTTTTAAAAACAGTTGCTGTATAGGTATAATCAGAATCCACATTAACCTTTCTGTTTGAGTCGGAAACACTGATACTCCATACTGCAATAGAATTTTTATTTGCAATCTCGTTTTCCATATCATCATCGGCTGCAATTAAATCTTTTTCAGCATGGATGATATTAAGGCCATTCTGACTGCGGTCAACGCCGACAACCTTCCATGCGTAGCCGAGTTTAATAAATCTATTGTTTATGTCTATTTTGTTGGAAAATGTGTCTGCCGGTATTGTAGCCGTTATCTTTCCAGCAACTGTATCAATATATTTTCCTTCGTCTATAGAAATGCCTATGTTTTCAATTATGGAATCAAATTCATGCAACACTTCATCCAGGACGACCTTTACTTTATAATTACTCCTCCTCATTTTTGCCTTATAGGATTTCTCATTTTTATCTTCCTGGCTTATTACAAACCATCTCTTATTCTGATATCCTATGACATCTCCTGTTTGAAGTTTTTCATCGCTTCTAATATATTTATCATCATAATAGCTTGGCTTATCGCTCGCATCGCTGATTATGGCTGTATTTTGCACACCGTTGATTTTTATGTCCTCACCTTTTTCGAATTTGAAAAAGTTCCACAGCTTATCTATCTTATTCACGAAACATCACGCTCGCATTCATATAACCAGCACTCCAGATAATCGCTCCAAGTCTTTATTTTCATAATCTTGTACAGATTATCTTCGATTCTCATATATCCTTCAGGATTAATTTCCGGCTTGATATCACAAAAAGCTCTCCTGGTTATCTCAATTTCAATGCCATCTTCGAAGAGCATTGTTTTCTCATAAGGCTGAACATCGGCATATATAAATCCTGCTTCTTGAAAATCAGAGTCCAGAATTATTGCCTTGGTATCATTGAACATATGATCCCACCACCCTGATTCTCGGCTTTGGGAGAGACAGCTTTATCGTATCGGGGATCGCCCCTTCATAAGCAACACTCTTTTCTCCTTCGGTTTTCTTGAGCATCCCTTCGGCGTCTCTGTTTTTATAAAGATAAACGGCATATTCGGCAGCTACATTGTTATACTGCTCCGGCAGATCATCAATATTGCAATACCCAATAATGATTTCTCTGGCCTTATTCAGATAATGATTTAACAAGGAATCAAGAGAAGTATCCGTAGGTTGAATTCCAAGTAAAAGCTTCATTAATTCCAGCATAAGCTATTCCCCCATTTCTGATTTTTCTTTGGAATCCAGCTCCTGTATTGCTTTTAGCAGCTCCTGCTTCTTATAACCGATTCCGTTAAATCCACGTTCTTTTGCATAATCCGTAAGCTCTTTATATGTCATGTCCCCGATATCCTTTTTTAGTATCACTTCCTCAACTATATATCCGTTTTCCTGAAACCATGAAACAAGGTGAGGGATATTTGTTTCCCCCACCCCGTTTACAAAGGCTACGGTTGCGGATATACCGTTGTATTGCTTGTTATTACAGTATATCTTCGCCATAAGTACCTCCTGTCAGGATACTTTTATGTTCCTGAAAACTCCGGCACTCCTGGTCGCTTTCAGGGCAACAGCAGCTACCATTTCGACTTCGCCGGTTTTTACCGCACCGGAAGTTGAGAAATCGGGAAGCCATATCTTCACCAAATCCTGATTCGCTAGTGATACTGCATGGAAGCCGTCAAGAGAGAGCCTTGCAGCATAGATGTCTGTCAAACCTGTCACTGTATCAGTGCCGTTTGGTTTTCTTGTATCTACTATCGAAACCACAGGGTCATTGGTACCGGCCTTCGCCCCAAGGTCTACAAGAACAATTCCGTCATAAGCATCTACCGTTCTGCCGAAAGCATCTTCACTTTGGGTAAGATACCCTGCTCTCCTTGCCACCGACTTTATTTTTGTAATCAGTTTTGAATTTCCTCCAAGGAAGGTCGGCTTCCCATCAAGGTTGGAAATGAATTCATCCAACAGGTCAAGGAACTGCTTATAGTTTGTATCCACCGCCGATGAAGTTGACAGGTCTATGGAAGCTCCTGAATTAAATTCAGTGCTGGAGCCTGTGATCGCTTTATTCAAACCGTCAAAGGCATTCTCATTAACTGCGGAATCACCGTTTATAATAGTGTCATGGAATAATGCCCTTGCCGCCTTCACCTTTTGCTGCACCTGAAGGCTAACTTCGTCTACCAGACCGCCGGTACTGGCAATGATTCTGTCAATCTGGAATGAACCGCCGAAAGGCTTCAATTCTACAGTATATCTGTCCTTGGTAACCTCTTGAGGAGTATATTCCGAATTCACTGCTCTGAATGCAGCAGTAGGCTGTGTTATAAGCCTTGTGTAACCATATGTGAGGGTAGCTCCGTTAGTACCTGGGGTAACCGCATCATCAAATATGATGTTATCCAGTATGAATGAACTTTTTCTGAATTCATCAATAACCCCTGCCTGAATATCGTCCTGAGTGTTTAATTTTGCTTGTTCTAAAGTAATAGCCATAATATCAGTCTCCTTTCAAATTTCACGTTTTGTTATTGGAATAATAATTCTTTAATGCATCGTTCAGATTCTTTGGCTGGTTGTTCTGTTTGTCATTTTTAGGTGGATTATATCCGTTGCTCTTCAGTCTTTCTTCTACGGCAGACTGGACTGAGGCACTAAAAATCTCTTCAAACCTGCCTATATTAGAAACTGTTGTTTCCTCGTCACTTCCCAGAACCAGATCCACAATCTTACTAATTGGAAGCTTTTTCTCGGAAGCTATGGTGAGAGCCTTATTTTTCAAAACCTCTCTTTGCTTCTCCAACTCCATTTTCTGAATCTTGTCATTAAGCTCCCGAAATTGCTTCTTTTCCTCGGTTTCCTCTGGATAGAGTTCCTTAATCCTCTTGTCAATTTCTTTCTGGAGGTTGTTTTCCTTCCATGTTTTAAGCCCTTTCTCAAGGTGCCTGTCACGTTCAGAATCCAGCCATCTTTTGCCGTCCTCATTTTCAGTGAGAAATTTTTGCACCCCTTCAACGCTGATTAAGCCCTGAAGATATGCTTTTACCTCGTTGTTCCCTTTGTTTTCATCAATGTACTTTTTTACTTCCTCGAATGTCATAGTTTATAGCTCCTTTCAGTTAGCCCTTCCGACTCCGCTTGAACCGGAAACGCAAAATATTGGTTGATATTGTAATTGAGTAGTTTAACGTCATGCTCAGGACAAAATATATAAATGTTGACTGATAGAAATTAAAAAACAAGGTTCTAATATAAACATACCTTGACCTTGTTTTTTTATTTTGAAGCCCTTGATACAAGCGAGTTTCATATACCTCTAACGGTCAACACCATGCTGATTTATTTCTCTTATTCTGGATAGATATTCTAGCTTGTTCTCTTTTGACTATCTTCCTGCATTTCTCACAATAAATTTGTCTATTAGAACCGGCTTCAAAACTGTTATTGCATCTTTTGCAATTTACTTTCGGTTTTGCTTTCCTCCCAACTGTATCCATCTTGTGTTCCTGACGGTATTCATGCTCCAGTTCCATATCCAGCGGAAGCACTCCTTCTTCAAAATATCTACAGCTTGTCAACTGCTCTCCTTCTTCCCTGAAAAAGATACAGACGCCATCCATGCTGCAGCAATAATTATTGGCAGTATTCGACTCAGCAAAATATCCGGCACAGTCACTTTTGACCAGCCGCTTGATTTTATTTATGTTCTTCTCTTGTACCTCCAAAAAAATTTAATATTGATTTTGAGTAAATTTGACCAAACCCTTTAATATCAATGTTCTTAAGGATTCATTATATTTTAATATTAAAAAAATTGTTGCTGATTTAAAGTTATATAGTGACTTGGTTTTGATTTGATGAAACGTCATCTGCCGAAGCGGTACCATTTCTTTTTAGTTCAGAATGGAATTTATCAAGCTCAACTTTTGGTGATTCCACAAAGGGTAATAAAGACAGAAGTGTTTCCTGTGAGCAGACATCTTTTAATTTTACGATAACATCGGCAAGTCCTGTCAGATCGGTCGGGAGATTTCTTGTGAATTTCACCGCTATATCCCTGTAGTCGTAAAAGTTGCCTTCCTTCTTCTGCAAATAAATAAACAGGTTCTTAAGTCTCTGCTTGATAACCTTCTCCATAATGGCTTCCCTCATGGCAACCCTGTTCTCAAGATTTAAAAGCTTGTTCCTGAGAGCCAACGATGATGTATTGGCAGCCCAATTCTCATTAAAATTTACTTCGTCCATCAGGTCGAATATTTTTCTTTCTATATTATTGAGTTCATTCTGTACGAAGGAATCGTTAATATCCTTGGTGAGCCAATATACCTTTGCCTGATTGGGAACCTGTATAATTCCCATAGACTTCATCTTCAGCAAATCCTCTTCCTCAATCTTTGCATTTTCAATTACAAGATAGGCATTCCTGTGGTCGGCAATCTCATTTATCAGGTCAGAATTAATGGCGTTGTATGCATCAAAAAGTGAAACAACGTCCTGAAATCCGCTTTTCCTTTCATTATTAGACGGACAAACAATGACAGGCACTCTGCCGAAGATATGCTCATGGCTGCCTATATATTTAAGTTCCGGTCTGTTTCCCTTGCTTCCTAATTCATAATGTCGGATTTCGGAATCGGTATAGACATCAAGGTATTTCTTATCATCAAATCTTCTTGTAAAGGTATGTAAAGCCAGCAGCACATTTCTTCCGGCGGTGCCATCCTCCAACACATACGCTTCAAGCGGAGTCAATATCGTAGCAGAGAATTCTCCTTCTGAATTCACATAATTAAGTTCATATGCCTCGCCATATATTTCTGACTGTTTGCATAAATTTATATTATGCTCCTTATCCCAGTGGCTTGTATTTCTGTCGATAGCATCTACAATTTTATCATCATCTGATTTGGAAACATAATTGACAGGCTTTCCGAGAAGATAGCCGGTTTCATTGTCCATAAATTTACGTGGAAAGTTGAATACCAGCTTCATATTGCTTCTGCTGTCCTGCATCTGATAATTCTTAAGAATTGAGTGGTTCCCTTCATAGTAGTCCTTGTATTTCCTTTTATCTTTGGCGTTTTTGCTGAGTTCATTCAAGCATTCCAGTATTAAATTTTCGTTTATATCCAAATACATCGCTCCTTTCAAATGGGCATAAAAATAGCCCGTACCGCTCTGGTACAGGCAGGAAAAAGGCGCATCTGCACCCTTTACCATGTTAACCATCCATATGTTTTAAAATCATGCGGTGTCAATTTGTAATAATGCTCCGCATATACTTCTCTTTTCATTTTCCTTCTGAATTTACGGTTTGTCATCTTTCTGATGCTTGTACTTTCCGTATTATAATGATATCTGTGTCCTCTGTTTCGGTTGCGGTAGTCCCTGTACTTTTCAATCCTTGGGTCTTTAAAGTTTTTACCTGTTTTGTAAAGCCTGAAAGTCGCCTTCTTCAATAGTTCTTCTTCCCACTTTACAATTTCTTCATTATCCAAATTAATCCCTGGCACAAAACTATATGATTTGCCTGACGGCAGATAGCTTCAGTACCTAAAGATCAAATATATACGGTGGTAACATATCAACACCTGCATCCTTCATAGAAATTGAATATGATTTATTGTATCCAATTCAGTTAACTCTTGCAATAATATCAATATAACTGTAATTATCTTGTAAATATGCTTCCTGTAATGTATAAGTTTACATAGTGCCTCTAAATATCGTAAATGGTTTTATACTATCGGTTTTGCATTCAAAGTCATGCAATAGCAGTTCTATACCAAAATATCCGTCCTCATTGAAATCAATATTGCACCTTTCCTTTTTGCGAGCAAATATTTCCCCTTCATGGATAAATATTATGGAAATCCTTCTGCCTCCCTGCTCAATCTTTATATTTTCTGCTTCAGCAACATCTTTTACCGGAGGAAGAATAATGCGACTACACGCTACATTTTCTTCAAAAATATTTATCCCAATCCAGTTATTATCCTCTGATAGCAGCAACTCACATTTAACACCAGAAATTGTTTGCACCAATTTTCCGTTAAATTCCCTTAGATAAATGTAAATCAATTTTAAGTTATTATGCTTTTCAAATGTGATTCTCATATGAAAGCCCTCCATTCTTAAACCTCATGTAAAAGAAATCAAAACAGCAGGCTCCTATCATAAAACTTAATACTTTTAACGCCTTCAACCAACTGTACAGCACCATATAACGAGTCTGGCGCATCGTCATACTTTGCCGCTTTGTTATAATCCTTCACCTGATTATTATACCTTATATTGGCAGGATTGAACAGAATATGCCCTTTCTTAACTTCAGGCTCCAGAGATACAATTCGCTCATGTTTTTGTCCTCTGCTGATTATCTCATCAACCGGAGTATAAATCTTATTTTTCCAGAGTTCCTCCTCAAATTTCTGTTTCATATAGCTCTGAGCCTGTGTTGTTTCAAAGCCTATCTTTTCAATGGGATACTGCTGTAGCTTTTCAATAGCAATCTGGAATAAATCATCTGGGAGTAGTTTATATAAGCTACCATCAACCACATATTTCTGCTTCGTTTTCCGATGTTGCCCAAGTATTGTAATCGCACTAAAATCATTCCGTTTTCCGGCTTTTATTGCAGGATCAATGTACATAACCAATTCCATCTCTTCAAAATCCGGCAGCTTGTCCCAATATTGAATATCCTGAAATATATAATCGTCTGTGCTGCGTGGATCATTCTGCATTTCTTTATAAAATGATTTATCTCCCATTGCCTGTTTCTTGCACATTAAATAGTAATAATCCAGATATTCCGGCCATAGGATATCAATGCCTTCCAGCATATCTTCCTGATGGTCATAAAAAAAGGACTTAGCAGTTTCAATCCTGTCTAAGTCCTGAAGGTTATTATATTTTGTTTCCCACTCACTCCAAAGGTCATCCCTTTCTGCCCAGCTTATTACTGCTGATTTCTTAATACTTCGTACCCCAGGAATTTTCCCCTTCAAAAGTTCAGCCATTAAGTCCTCTTCATGAAGAACTGTGCCTACCACAAGGATGTTGGTATCCTTCGTACCAATAGGTATCACAACATCAGTGAATGTGCTTTTTACCTGTTCACGCTTCGATTCCGATTTTGCAGTATCATCTTTGAGCAGATCATCGAGTAGAACCAATTGAGGTCTGTGCTGCTTGAAATGGATTCCTCTTAATGAACCATCAATACCTCGAATCATGATACAGGCATCCAGTCCACCTCTGCCACGAATCCATATTTCATTATTGTTCCAGCGATTTCCTTTATAAATTCCAAAATCCTCAATCAGAAGTTGATTGTTCTCAAGCTCATCCTTTATCATATCAAGAAACGGGAGAGCAATCTGCTCCGTTGCTGATATGATAAGAGTAAAGCAAGATTTACAGTATAAAGTTGAATATAGCGGAAATAAAAAAGAATTGATTGTGCTTTTGCCATGTTCCCTTGGTAATCCGAAAGCCTCAATCAATCCCTTATTGTCCAGCATATATTTTAATTCTTCAAATAGCTCCTTGTGAAACTGTCCGAACTTCCTGTCAAAGTATTTCGGGAAGTAACACAAAGCAAAAAATTCTATATCCATCTCGCCAAGCAACCTGCGAAGCTCTGAAAATGAAAACTCCCCAACAAGTTCTTCTATCTTGTTCGGGGAGAAATATTTGTTCAGGTATTCTTTTAGCAGGAGGTTCTGGCGGTGATGGTCTTGTTTTTGTTCATAGGCTGTTTCCATAGAACCTCCCTTCTCTATTGTTAAATTGTATATATGATCATGAAAGCATCTCCAGTTCCTCTTTAATCAAATTGATTATTTTTTCTGTACATTTCTCATCCTCTAAAAAGTCCTTTTCTATGATAACAGTTCTAAATCCATTGATATCAATAGTTTTACCTTTATGGGCAGCAGAGAATTTTTTTACTACATCCTTTGACCATCCATCAATATCAACTCCATAACAAAGAGGACACCCATGTTCTTCCCAAAAAGGATACCAGACGCCGAGATATAATAAATTTGTTTTATCCTCTCGTCTTTTGATATAAATCCCATACTCTTCATTGTTCATACTTTTGCTTACTGTATATATTTGAGAAAAATAATTTTTAGCTTCATCTATTATTGCATATAGCTTTGTAAGAATTCTTGGTATTTCAGGATTGAACATATAGTTTACCTCCACTCTATTAAATGTTATAGGTTCAATTTCAAACCATGACTTTAATAACTCATAAAAATCTCTAAACCGTTCACCAATTACATTTAAATCATTCTGCTCAATGCAACTAATTATTTCACTCCAGAATACTGTCTTAATGGAAATATTGCACTTGTTCTCTTTTAGCCACTTGTCAACTCTTCTTTGCCATTCAGTTAAGTGGCTATAATTTGACGGCACTAGAAAAACTAAGTATTTATATCTCTTTTTAACGCTTTTCAGATATTCTAGATATGAATCTGGCTGGTTACTCGTAAGCCCTGTATCCCAAGTCTTCACTTCTACAAGGAATTCACAATCATCATTGGAAATTGCCATATCGGGTCTACTCTGATTTATATCGGTAGTATATTGTGTCTGGAAATCATCAAAAGAAACCAATTCAACATCATCTTCAAAAAATAACCTCAAAAAAGCATTTCGGAAAGGTTTAAATGCCATAAAGTTGCATAATAACTCCGTCATACTGTTTTCAGAATTTACAACTCCATAAAATACGTTCTGTACTCTAGCCAAAGTATCACTTCCAATTATTATGATAATAAATTATATCATACATCAAATTGTTTACTGAAAAAAATGTCAAAAAAATTTTCATACCATTTGCTGTAGGGGCAATTTGCACATATAGAAGCACCCCTCCCATCGGAAAAGGTGCATTAAAAAAGAGTGGGTTTGCTTACCACTCCAATGCTTCTAAAGAATCACTCATGTCCTGCTCGGTTGTGACTGTGTAAAGGTTTGTAGTCATTATATTATCGTGACCAAGTATCTGCTGAATCGTTGTAATTGCCGTGCCTTCCTTGACCAGCTTATAGCCAAGAGTATGCCTTAATTGATGGGGAGTTACCTCAACATCCACTCTTTTGCCGTATTTCTCAAGAATAAGGTTGATTGCATTCCGTTTTAAAGCTCCACGCTGCCCTATTAATAAAAGGTCACTGTCATCCGCTGGTCTTTCTGAAAGATAATCCTGAATTGCTTTCCTGACATCCTTATTTAATGGTACTGTCCTGTTGACCATTCCTTTACCAACTACCCGTATAGAGCCTTTACGTTCCGATATATCAATATCTTTAAGCCTTATGTTGCAAAGTTCACTCACTCTAAGCCCAGTGCCAAGCAATATTTCTAAAATGCATATATGCATTTTATTCCTGTATCGATGTATCTCAGCTCGGAGCTTCCTCAAGTCCCTTTGTTCTAAGCCCTTATATTGGCGAGCGTCCCGATTCTTTATTGCTTTTATACTAACTTCAATAGAATTTGTTCCATTTTCATAAAGCCATTTGCAAAAAGCATTGATGCTGGCAATCTTCCTGTTGGTTGTAACCACCGATTCGCTGGTATTCAGCAAGTGCTTCTTATATTCAATGGCATCAAGCTCAATCAGTTTATCAAGACCGCAATCAGTCCTACTGCTATACCAGTCGATAAAAACCTTGCTGTCACGAATATAGCAGCCTATGGTATTCTTGCTGCGTTCCTGGTTTCTTAAATATACTTCAAAACCGCTTAAATCAAGCATATAGACACATCCTTCCTTTATTTGGTGTGTCCATGTTACCTCTGTACTGCCCCTTAGTCAACTGAAGACATAA